GCGGCCGGCGGCGGCAAGTCGCTTTCCGAGATTGCGCTGCCGCTCCGCTGGTGCAACCACCCGCGTTTCCGCTGCCTGATCCTCCGGCGCGAGACGACGCAGCTACAAGACCTGCTCGACAAGGCGGCCGACCTGTACCCACGCGAGTACCCGAACGCGCAATGGAGGGGTGCGCCGGAGTTGACGTGGACCTTTCCGAGCGGCGCGGTCGTGAGGTTCGGGCACTGCAAGGACGCCGACGATTGGGAGAAGTACGCGGGGTGGGAGATGCACCTCGTGGAGTTCGACGAGTTGACCCACTTCCTGTTCAAGCAGTACAGGGAGATCACCAAGCGCGTGCGGTCGAGCGTGGTGGGGCTGCCGCGGTACGTGAGGTCGGCGACCAACCCGGGCGGCATCGGGCACGCGTGGGTCTTTAAGCGGTGGGGTCCGTGGCTGGACCCTGCGTGTGTGCTCGAGGATTGGGCCGCCACGGTGCTCGACGCGAAGGGCGCACCGTACGAGGTGCGGGGGACGGGCGTAGCAGGCCAGACGGAGTGGCGCGTCGAAGGCGAGACCGGCGACTACGTGGTATCGCGGATAACCACTGGTTGGACCTGCACCTGTCCCGACTTCCTCCACCGAGGCCATGAACGTCCGTGCAAGCACGTGGATCTGGTGCGGGAGGATCAGCAGGTTCAGGGGGGGCCGCCCGCCGCCGCGGGGCAAGTGCTCTGGGTCGTGCAGACGTCGCAAGGCGAGCGGTTCTCGACCACGCCGGTGTCTGGATTCCCTACCCGCACGTTCATCCCCGCGAAGCTCACCGACAACCCGCGCCTGACCGATGCGGACCCGCTGTACGCAAACAAATTGCTCGACAACGATCCGGTCCGCGTGGCGCAACTCCGCGACGGCGACTGGCTGGTGAAGCCGGCGCCTGGGTTGTACTTCCGGCGGGAGTGGTTCGAGATCGTGGACGCCGCTCCGCTTGATGGTCCCGCTGTTCGCTGTTGGGACCTCGCGGCGACGGAGCCGAGCGAGTCCAACCCGGACCCGGACTGGACGGCGGGTGGCCTGGGGTCGAAAGGCGCGGACGGGTACTTCTACATCGAGCACATGGAGCGCTTCCGGGGAGGGCCGGGTGGCGTACGGGTGCGAGTGCTCAAGGTGGCTCGGGAGGATGGTGTGGAGGTGCCTGTACGGCTTCCACAGGACCCGGGCCAGGCGGGAAAGGATCAGGCGGCTGGGTACCACGTGCTGCTCGAGGGCTTCGACGTTCGGACCCGACCCGTCACCGGCGCAAAGGAGACGCGGTGGGCGGTCGCATCGGCGCAAGCCAGTCCGCACGCCACGGGCGCGAGCAAGGGTCGGATCCGCGTCGTTCGCGGCGAGTGGAACGACGCGTTCTTTGAGGAGTTGGAAGCGCTGCCCACGGGCGCGCACGACGATCAGGCGGACGTGCTCGCCGACATCATTGCGGAGTTGACGAGTGGTGCGGGCGAGGTGGGCGCCAGCGTGGTGGGCTGAGCAGCGCACGGAGCAGCGCGGAGCAATAGAGGGCTATACTTTATGCCAGTGGAGAAGCCGCAGAAGCGCACCAAGCAGATCATCTTCAAGGTGAACGCAGCCGAAGACGGCTTGCTCCGGCGCGGGTCGGCGCTGGCCAGGAGGAAGCGCTCGCCGTGGATGCGCGGGCTGCTGCTAGACGAGGCCAAGAGACTGGTTGTGGCGCAAGGCGCCGCTCCCACGAACGAGGAGACGAGCGGTGGCGCTGCCTAACGCCATCGCGGCGCACGCCCTGCCTGGCGTCCCCTGTCCGCGGTGCCACCGCACGCAGCTCGTCGCGGTAGTCGAAGGCAGGCGGGTGGTCTGCGTTGCGACGTTCAGGATGGTGAAGCCTGCGTCGGCTGGCGTTGGTGACCATGAGCGGGTCGGGCTCGCCGAGCAGTTGACGCGCGCTGCGCCGGATACTGCCACCCCGGGTCAAGACCAACTCGACGAGCGGTGCGGCTGGGCGGCTGGGTTGGACGAGTGGATCGCTGCATAGACTCGCGTCCCATGCCCGAATTGCATCCTGTGGCTCCTGCGGGGGCCGTGACCGGCGGTGCGGCCGACGAGCGAATCGATCCGACGACCGGCGGCGTCGTCGTCGCGGGGTCGGTCTCCGTGGGCGGGCCGATGCCCGACGACGCAGCAGGCGATCTCGCAGCCACGCGCGCCAGTTCGGCAACCGCTGCGACCGACCTCGGCGCGCTCGTCGGAACTGCGGCTGCACCGGCTGCGCCTGCCTCGCTCGTGAGCGGTAACACGCTTCCCGGTAGCGGTGCGTACGAGACCGCGCCGAGCGGCAGCAGCGCTGGCGTGGCGATCCCGGTCGGCACCGTCGCGAAGCCGACCCGAGGCGCCACCATCACCACCAGCTACACCCAGGGGACGAGCGGGGGTGCAATGGCCGTCAAGGTCTACCAGTACGACGGCTCGCTCTGGGGCCAGATCGCGTCGCCTGTCGATCAGTCCTACAACGGCGATCAGCTTGGCTCCGGCACGGGCGTCTATGAACTCGCCGTCGAGTTGAAGTACGGCGCGGCCCGGATCATGGTCTGCGGCGCGGAGATTGGCGTCACCGGGACGCCCGGCACCTACTCGGCGGAGGTCGTCTTCGGATGAAGCGCTACGGGTTCTGGGCAGCGCTCTTCGCGCTGCTCCTGTGCTTCGCGTCGTGTGCTGGCGGCTCGCCGGTCGCTCCGCTAGTCGTCGCTCCGCCGGCCGTCGAGCCACTGAGCGCGCCGGTCCATTCGCCGGTCCACAGCCCCATCGTGTCGCATGCGAACGCATGGACACCTTCGGAGGCGGCGCCTACCTTCTTCCTCGACGCAGCGACGCTCGCCCACACCACCACCGTCGCGCAGGCGAAGGACGCAGCGGGCGGCGCTTACGTGCTCACGCAGCACGCGTCGGTCGCGTTGCCGGCGTACGACACGACGCACACCTGCAACGGCTACCCGTCGCTCGCGCTGACCTCCGCGGGGGAAACGCTGTGGTCCGCCTCGGGACCGCCGTGGGGCAGCGACAAGGCAGGATCCTTCTACTCGGTCTGCCTGCTCAGCGCGACGCAGTACCCCGTCGCGCTCGCTGTGGGCGACCCGGCGCACTCGACGGGCAACGATCTCTACGTCGGCGCGCGTCAGTCGAGCGGATCGAAGTTCTGGGCAGGTGGCAACTCGGGCGGCGGGATCGGTCCGGTCGCCGGTGCCAACGACGGCTACTGGCACTTCGTCGAGCACCACTACTCCGGCGGCACCTCGTGGCTCTACGTGGATGGGGTGCTCGTGGGGACGGGCGCGTTCTCGTTCAACACCTCGGGAACATTCCCGACTGGCTTCGGTGTCGCTCCGCAGTCGAGCGCGAGCTTCGAGGGTGCCAGCAACGTCACGGCCAACGTCTACCGCCTGTCGGGGATGGACAGCCTTGCGACCCAAGTCTTGCACCGGCGCTGGGCAGCACGGCGCTACGTGTCCGGCGGCGATGGCACGAAGGCGATCGTGCAGCTCACGGACGAGGTTGCCGGCGTCGGCGACTCGCTCGTCAAAAACGCCTACAACGATGCGGGCACGGCGGACCCGACCAACTCGGCTATCGCGCTGCTCTCGTCGCAATCGGGCATGGGCTCGTGGGCCTGCACGGCTCTGAACGACGGACACCCGGGCGCTACCAGTGCGCAACTCCTCACGTACGTCATTGCAGTTGGCGGCTCTGCTTCGACTGCGAGCCCGTTCCGAAGGAACAACATCGCGTTCTTGCTCATCGGTTCGAACGACGTCTTTACGTCCGTGGCGACCGCAACGACGCAGGCGAACATCTTGACCTCCTACAGCACCCTGCTCGCGTCTGGGATGCAGGCGGTGGTCGTGGTGACCGTGCCGTACTGGATCGGGTACGCGGTAAGCGCCTTCGACGGGATCAACAACTGGATCCGCTCGACCTTCCCGAACGTCTACGATCTGAATGCGAAGCCGTGGGCGAACTATGGCCTCGTGACCACTGGCACCAACGTCACAGGCACCTACGGCACGGGGGGTACGCTCGGCACCTACCGCTGCGATAGCGGGTCCGCGGTCGGTCATCTCACGGCGACGGGACAGGCGGCGGCGGCGGCGGACCTCGCTGCGATGTTCTTGGCGTTGAAGCGATAGACTCACAACCGTGCGCCAAGAGACATCCCTACCGACCCAAGCGCTCACGATCTCTGCGACCGGCAACGCGACCGGCGGCCCGAGTAACGCGGGCGCCTTCGCCTGCAAGCACCACCGGGACAAGACCGTCGTCGTGCGAGGCACGTTCTCGGGAAGTGTGACGGTGCTCGGCTCCCTCGACGGGACGAACTTCTACCCCGTCGAGGGTCCTGTGACCGCGCCGTGCATCATTTCGGTGCCGCAGGCACTCGAGTGGATCTCCGCGTCGGGCTCGGGCTGGGTCAGCGGCACGGCGAACGTGGACTATTCCGGCTTCAACTCCCGTAGCGATCCCGGGTGAGCTGGTGAGCGACACTGCGAGCCAAGCTGACACGGAGGTCCAGTGCTTCATCGTCGAGCCAGACGGCACTGACATGACGCTGTGGTCTCCGCCTGCGGACCTGACGGAGACACAGAAGGCGGCCTACAACGCGTACGTGTCAGCGCAGTACGGGTCGATCGCTCAGGCCCAAGGGCAGGCACCCAACGCCTTCGTCTCGGACTATGAGACGATTCAGGCGTTTGCATTGGCCGGTGCGCTCGCGCCGCCCGAGGATCCGCGTCAGGTCGCGAACATCTACCGGCGCTCGTCCGCGCTACGGCCCTCGGTGGAGGCGGTCGCGGACAACACGGTCGGGTTTGGGTACGAGTTCGTCCCCGTCGTCGACCTCGAGCACGCCGACGCGGCGAAGCACATCCGCAAGGCCATCATCCAAGACCGCATCGCGCAAGGTATCGACAACCTCGAACCGACGCCGGCAGAGATCGAGGAGACGCGTCGGCTGATCGAGGTCGAGAGCTTGAATGAGCGTTGTAAACTCGACAAGTTCTTCGGTCATATCTGCCCGACGCGATCGTTCACGCGGCTCCGGTGGGAGAGCACCGTCGAGCGCGAGAGCGGCGGCAACGCCTATTGGGAGGTGACGCGCCGAGAGGACGGATCCCACTACACCTGGGACCGCATCGAGGCCCACACCATGCGGCTGCGGCGCACCGAAGAGCGGTACCTGTTCGTCGAGATGAACCAGCGCAGGTCGCCGCTGGCATATGAGTCGGTGCGGGTGCCGATGCGCTTCCGCACGTACGTGCAACTCGTTCTCGGCGGCGCGAAGGCGGTCTATTACAAGCAGTACGGGGACGAGCGCACCCTGTCGTCGCGTACGGGTAGGTGGTACCCGAACGACGAGATGCTGGCCATGGCGGAGCCTGGCATCTCTCCGGCTACCGAGATCATCCACTGGTCCTGCTTCGACGCCATCGGCCCGTACGGGCTACCGCAGTGGTATGGCGCGCAGTACGCAGTGATGGGGCTGCTCGCTTCCGAGCGAGTCAACTACGACTTCTTCGACAACAAGGCGATCCCGCCGTTCGCCATCTTCGTGTCTGGCGGTAAGCTGGCCGCTGGGGCGCTCGACAAGATCAACGAGATCCTCAAGGGCATCAAAGGACAAGCCGCGTTCTGGAAGGTGCTCGTCTTGGAAGCGGCGTCGACCGGCGACGCGAGGTGCAGGATCGAACTGCACCCGCTGCTCAAGGCGATGCCCGAGGATGCGCTGTTCCAGGAGTACGAGTCCAACAACGCGAAGAAGATCCAGCAGCAGTGGCGCTTGCCTGACCTGCTTGTGGGCCGATCGCAGGAGGCGAACCGGGCGCAAGCCGAGGCTGCGATGCAGATGGCGGAGCAGCAGGTATTCCAGAAGCGCCGGGAGACCGACGACGACTTTTTCAACCGCTTCATCCTCTCCGAGATGGGGATCCGGTTCTGGAAGTTCAAGACCAATTCGGCCGTCGCGCGCGATCCTCAACTGGAGACCACGATCGGCACCGCGTGGGTGAAGGCGGGCGTGATCACGCCGAACGAGGCACGTCCGATCGCCTCCGACGTGATGAACAAGCAGTACCCGCCGATCCAGGAGCCGTGGGCGAATATCCCGCAGCCGCTTGCGCTGGCCGGGTTCACGGTCGGGCAGAGCGTATTTGGCCACGAGGTGGAGCAGGGCGAGGCGGGGCAGGAGCAGAGCGGCGGTGCGCCGAAGAACAACGGAGAGCAGAAGGCGTCGCTCGCTCGCCAGATCATCGCCACGCGAGACGCCATGCAGCAGACCGCGGACGGCGGGCAGGCGCTCGCCGACGCCATCGGGCGCGCGAAGGAAGCCGCGCAGATGGTAAAGCTCAGCAACGGCGATTGGGATGCGCTGTGGGAGAAGTAGACATGGACACTTTCGGCATCGGCGAGGCAGTCAAGGCGCTCTGGGACGGCAAGAGGGTCTGCCGTGCAGGATGGAACGGAAAGGGCATGTGGCTCGCGTTGCAACGCGCCGACGGCATGATGACGCTACCGTACGTCTACATGCGCACCGCGCAGGGCGATCTCGTTCCGTGGCTCTGCTCGCAGACCGACTTGCTCGCGGTCGATTGGATGCTCGTGGACTGATCTGTGCTGCTCGTCCACGCCCCGCCGTCTCTCTGCCACCGCCTGCTACGTCCAGGCGAGTCCAAGCGCATCATGCCGGCGGGGCCCCTCGTGGGATACTATCTGTGCTGCCCCGCGTGCAAGCGGCTTGGGATCTACCTCTCTGCGGATGGCGGGTGGGTCGAGTCCGGCTGGACGAAGAGCGAGTGGTGCGGCGTTCTGCGGGAAGAGGACGACGCGGAGCAGGTGGTGATGGTCTGGCACCCTGCGACCGTGAGCCATGACGGCCTCGTATGCTACGGGTGTGCGGGGCGCGTGGTGGTGCGGGAGAACGAGATCAGCGTGACGGGGTAGACTCGGCGGCATGGACGCGCTCGTCACCGTCAACCTCGCCGACGCCTATGCCGAGGTCTCGCTGACCGACCGCACGACACCGGAGGTGCTCGACGTGGCCAGGATCGCTGTGAAGGAATGGTGGCTCGCGTCCGGCGGCGCCGGCATCACGTTGCAGGTGACGCGCGTCCGGCTCACCGTGCCGCCGCTGCTCGACCTCACCACGGTGACGCAGGCTCAACTCCGTACGGAGGATGTACGCGGCCAGGTCAAGACGCTGGTGTGCTCGGTGCTGAGCGGCGCTACACCGCAGACGGCGAGCATCCGGCGGCCGCTACAGGCGGGTGACTTCTCGCTCGGCGAGTACCGCGTGACGGGTCTGGTCAGCGCGGAAGGTGTGACGTGGTACCCGACGGATGAGGTCGGGCTGGTGGTCGAGCACTAGCCGGTGGAGCACTGAGCCTTCACCACGTCGACCAACACGCTTGCGTAGTGGCGTGTCGTGCGCCCTCCTCCGTCGTACTTGATCTCGACCATGAGGTCGTGGGCGGCGGTTCCGTTCGGTGCCGCGAAGCCCATCACCGTGTACCCGTGCGTGCGGCAGTGCCATCCGATCGCGACGGCGCCGTGCGGGTCGCTCGAACCAGGCGGCAGCACCATGTCTGCGGTGTTGGCTTCGTCGGTGGCGGGATCGGCATCTTTCCGCTTCCCAGCCTCCACCGCTGCGCACAGTTCGGCCAGACCCGCAATCGGGCTGCGGTACGGATCGCGCGGGCCGAAGACGTACGCCGTCAAGCGTCTTGCGGCGTGGATGATGTCCGCGACGCTGCCCGCGGGGTAGTGGGAAGGACCCTCCCATCCCGGAGCGAGGTGGAGCGGATCGGCGCGCGGGTAGGCCAGCGACAGGGCCATCTGCGCCACGCGGATCCAGCCCTTGCGCCGATGCTCCGTCTCGTTGATCCACGTGGTGCTGCGGACCCAGGCCCGGCGGAGCCGCTTGGCGAGGTCGACCGTGGGGTCCGGGTCGGGCTCCATGTCGGCCACGAGCGCGCGGAGCTTGGCGGCTTCTGCCTCCGGCATGATGGGCGCATGTCGGAAGGCAGCGATGATGGGATCGGCGTCGTCGCGATGCCGATCGTCGATCTCGTCCGCGCGCTCCTTCAAGCCGCTTGCGAGCGCCGACATGATCTGGAAGTCGTGCGCGTTTCTGCGCAACTGTGCGACCGTGGGCGGCTCGTCCGTGCCACGCGCGATCAGCCTGACGAGCACCTCGAGATCGGCGTCCGTTAGATCGGACGAGAGCGAGTAGTCGGTGCAGCCGCGGTTGGCGTATTCGGACGATGCCTGATCGAGCAGCGTGGATGCAAGACGGAGAAGGGCCGTGGACCGGAACAGATCGAGCCCGTCGCTGCGTCGCGTCTTTCCGTGATCTTCTGCGTCCTTCTCGCGCCGGAGCCGATCGCGGATGCGCTCGTAGAGGCGCCGCTTCTCCTCGGGAGAGCAGGGGCGGCACATCTCGTACATGATCGGGTCGAGCGTGCGGAGGTGCTCGGCTTCGGTTCCGCTCAGTTTGCCAGCCGCGAGCGCTTCCCAGCGCGGGTCGTCGGGATCCACTACGGGGTCTCTCGGTTCGTTCGTGTCGTGTCCAGGGTCGGTCATTCCACCCGTATAACCACTGTCGTGCGTTAAGCAAGTACACTCGGCCCGTGCACTGGTCCGTCTACGCCGAAGCCGCCAAGGCCGCAGACGACCTATTGCTAGACGTGTTTTCGCTCCGCTCGACGCATAAGGACGACCGCAACATCACGACCCGTGCCGGCTTCGAGTCGGTGCTCCGCTCCGTCACCCGGAGGTTGCTGCTCGTTGCTCGTCCCGCCGATGAGCAGGCGCTACGGACATGCCTCCAAGCGCTCGATAATAACTGGCGCGGGCTATCTCCATCTGCTCGAGACGAGGCCATCGACCGGGCTGCACAGGCACTCGGCGGTGTTCCGCGAGTCATCGCCGTGCCCGTCACCCAAGCGCTCTCCAATGCCGGCCGCGAGGTGGTCACGCGGGCGAAGGACACAGCGCGCGGCTTCTACGACCTGCCCATCGCGGGCGCGTTCGATCTCGTCGACCAGCGCGTGATCGAGCACGCTGCCCGCAGCCAGGCGAATTACATCCGCGATGAGTATGGGAAGCGGGTTGCGGCAGCATCGGAGCGCGCTCGGGAGGTGGTCGCAAGCGGCTTGGCGGATGGGCTCGACGCTCGGGACATCGGTCGGCGCCTAGCGCCCGAGATGGCTGCGCTGAGCGTGCGGCGGAGCGAGTCGTACTACCAGATGGTCGCCAGCGTGTTCGCCGGCCGGGCTCGGTCCTGGGGGCTCCTGTCTTCGTTCGAGCATGCCGGGCTCGGCGAGTACACGGTCTCGTGCGTGCTAGACGCCGCGAGCTGCAACGCGTGCAGGCTCATGGCCGAGGAGAACTTCTCGGTGCTCGCGGCTGCGGAGCGCTACCGCCGCGCGTCGGCGAGCGACGACCCGGAGGCGGTGGTGCGCCTGCAACCGTTCCTCGGTACCGCGACGAACGACGACGGCGAGCAGGCGGTTTATTATCGTAGGGGAGATGAGCGCCGCGCCGTTGCGCGCGTCGTGGAGTCAGCGGTGGGTCAGGACGACGTGCGTGGTCGGTTTGACCGAAGGATGACGCGCGGCGCGATGGAGACGGCGGGGATCAGCATGCCGCCGTTCCACCCGCATTGCCGGTGCTGTCCGGTGCCGGGTTGACCGCAACCGGGGGCAGGTGGCTCGGCATCATCGCGACGGGTTAGCTAGCGCGTCGATCTGGTTGCCGTGCGTACCCGCGGAGCCGGATGCGCAGGTCGGCGATGAGCGCACGGTGCGCGGCGAAGATGAGGCGGGCGTCGTGGTCCATGCTCACACCCTCCACGGGTCCACCGGCTCGGTCGGCTCCACCACCGCAGGCACCGTAGCCTCGCGAAGCCACTTGATGCCGTTCTCGCTCAGCGGCTCGACGATGAACGAGCCGTGCTGGTCTTCGTGCCCGAGGACGAGACCGTGCTTCCTGCACACCGCCTCGATGTCGGAGAGGAAGGCTGCGACCTGTGCTTCCCGCTTGTCGACCGGGAGGCCATCCACCGAAGCCGCTTCGTACACGATTGGCTGCAAGCCAAGAGCGGTCGCGCCGTAGGGGATCTGGGTGGTCGCCTTGAAGCGGTCCTCGGTCACCTCGCCGTAGATGCGCCTTCCATGCGTTCGGTCGATCCAAGATGCACGGTAAAACATGGTCGTCTCCTGTGGTTTGTGGTGGCCCTACGCCGCCCTCTTCGCCCACTCGGCGTCCAGCGTGGCGTCGATGTCAGCTTCGTCCTCGCCGATCTGCTCGACCGCATGCTGGGCGATATCCCACTCCTCTGCGGTGAGGTCGACCGACACTTCTTTGCCAGCGGCATGCTCGCCCCACGCCGCCAAAGCGAGTTGCAGGATGGTCGAGAGGGGACGGTGCGTAGCGCCGGAGCGGGAAGGCTTGCTCATGACCAACACCGTAGCGCTGTCCGTACAGTTGGTCAAGAGGATCGTGCGGGTCGGAGGTCGATTCTTCGGGCGACTACCGCTTACTCGGTAGCGTGCGCCGTGCCCCGCGGTGGTCGAGCGCGGTGCCCTCGCACTCGCGGCGGACAGCGGATAGAGCCAGCCCGCCCACCGGCGAAACGCGCGCTAGACCGAACTCGTCGAGAGTCACAAGGCCGGCATCGGCCAACGGCGTCACACCGGGCGTAGTGTCTCGCGTGTGCCCCGCGCCAGCCGTGATAGCTCGGAGCAGGTCGAAGTGCGCCTTCGCGACGAAGAGTTGCCGCTCTGTGAGCGCTGGAAGAGACGCCAGCGCACCGTCGCTCATCCCCCGAGCCGCAGCCTCCACCACCTGCTCTACGCTCAGCGCCGCCATGGCCCCGTCGACCACCCGGCCGCGGAGCCGGGTGCCGTCTACCCCGAGCCGCTCGCCAAGCCGCTTGGCTGCCTCGTCAATGCGGTCCCTCGTCTCGTCGGAGATCGTGGTCTCGAAGCGCTTGCGCGAGCGCTCCCACCTGTCGCCCCCGCTCGGGTCGGGCGCCAGGTCGCGGGAGGGGGTGGAACGAGAACTGGACGACCGGCGGCGGGTCATCGGCTGCTCCTAGCTGCCTCGTACGCCTCGGTTGTCATCAGGTAGCGCGGCGAGACGTACTGCGGGACCATGGCGCCGTCGCTCTTGCGCCACCTCGTGCCCGCGTCGTCGATCCACTGCGTCTTGGTCTCGCGCACGACGGTCACAGCATAGATGAAGCGCGGCGCGCCGTAGCCGATGCGCTCGACATGCACGGCCGGAGCGGGCAGCGAGGCGAAGGCGGGAGGGGTCATCGGGGTGCTCCGGGCAGGTCGGCAATCTTGGAGATGCCGAGGATGATCCGGAGGGACCAGCACACGTCACGCACGCCCGCTGCCCGGAGCAGCCCAGCCGCGTACGACTCGCACTCCTTCGCGCGCTCGTGCTCGCCGAGCTGAGCCTGCTCAGTCGTGCACTTGGCTTGGACGGCGCGATGGTACCGCGCCCATTCGCGGAGGTTCTCGGCGACGACGGTAGCCGTGAGCGGGTCTAGGACGGGGATGGTCGGTGCGTTCATGCCCACCACCATACGCACTGTACGGACAGCGGTCAAGAACTTTCTTCGCTGCCCGGAGCTTTCTGTGGCTGACGCCGAACGCCGTGCTTATGATCCGGTCGCCGCATCGGAGCATGCCCGACGGCGGGCTCCGGCCCGCTGCCGACCGCGCAAAGGACGGGCGGTAATCTGGCCGATAGACTGCGGCCATGGATCTATCCGCCGCTGTCGGACGCGCCCAAGCCGCCCGTAAGAGCCTCGCCTCTGCGACCGTCGGCTCTCGGCTCGATGGGCCCAAGCCGCTCAGCGCAACGAGCGCTCTCTCGCCGGCCACCGTCGGCGATCTGGGTGCGGTGCTCGCGCGCGTCCGCAAGACGCTTGGGTTGCTCGGGGGCGCCTCTGTCACCGCTGCCAAGGTCGGCGAGGCGTCTCCCGGTGGTGGCGCGCCCGTTGCGGCTGGCGGAGCGCCCGATCCTGGGTCGCTCACCACGGAGGCGTTCGCGCAGGGTGGAGCGCTGCCGGCCAAGTCTGGCGTGCCGAAGCGACGTCGCGGGCTCGGTGGGGCTGCCAAGAACGATCCGCTGACCGCTGCCGCTCTCCAGTCCGCTATCGCCGCCGGCATGCCCGATCCAGGGGCGATGCCGTTCGCCAAGGCGCCGGTGCCTGTGCTTGACACGCTCCCGGAGACCATCGCCACCGACTTTCAGGGGCTCACGGTCTGCATCGACCGCCCGGCCGGATTCGTGCAGACGAAGCTCACGCCGGAGGGGTCGGTTGCGTGGACGCGCACCTATACCACGAACTACGGGTACCTCCCCGGTACGTGCGGTGGCGATGCGGACGAGTTGGACTGCTTCGTCGGCGGAGACCCGCTCGCAGCCAACGTCTATTGGTTCTCGATTCTCGACGCGGCCGGTACGTTCGACGAGTACAAGTTGGTCTTCGGGGCGCCGGACGCGCTTGTCGCGCGCGGCATCATTCTCGCGCACATCCCGGAGCGGTTCGTCGCGCCCGGGGTGGCGGTGACCACGGTGGCGCAGATCCGGGCGCTGCTCGGACAGGAGCCGGCGGGTCGCGAGGCGGCGCTGGTGTTGGTGAGCGAAGCACTGGATGTGGCTGCGGGGCCGGACTACCCGTTGATCTGGGTCGAGCGCAACGAGAGCGGCGAGACGTACAAGAGCCGCATGGACGGCGAGGTCGCGGGGGCGACGAACGAGGAGCACGGCAAGTTCAACGTCTACTCCGACTCCCGCACATTCAAGATCGCGCAAGTCGGCCGCGCGCTCAAGGCGGAACAGGAAGAGCACTACGTGCTCGGCGTGGTGCTCGAGCCCGAGACCACGGACGCGCAGGGCGAGATCTACTCGGCGGACGTGATCCGGGAGTCCGCGTTCAACTGGCTCTCGGATTTCAGAAACATCGACGTGCAGCACAAGATGTTCATCGGTCCGCGCACCGTGCGCGTCGTCGAGAGCTACATCGCGCCGCAGGATCTCACCATCGACGGGCAGCCGATCAGGGCCGGCACGTGGATGCTCGCGGTCATCGTCGAGGACGACGCGCTGTGGGCAGCGATCAAGCGCGGCGAGTTCACCGGGTTCAGCATGAACGGGCTGTCGAGGAAAGAGCCGATCGAGTAGCCCAACCGGATTGCTCGCTATACTCATCCGACGTGGCACAGGCCAAGGTCCGGCTGACGAAGATCCTTACCCAGGCGGTGGGGATCGTCGACCGTCCGGCGAACCAACGACCGTTCATTACCCTCAAGAGCGAGGCTGGCGTGGCTGGAATGGACAACGGAGCAGGCGGTAGCGCTCCAGAGGCGGCGACACCCGATCGGGGATCCCCCGATGCGCCCGCGGCGACGCCGCTTTCGATGCCGAAGGCCGTCAAGGCAGAGCTGTCTCAGGCGCTCACGTCGGCGCTCGACTGTCTCTCCAAGATCGCGGAGCAGGTGTCGTCCTCCACCGAGGACGATGCGGCGCCTGTCCCCGTGCCACTCTTGGAGGGGCTCGACCAGTGCGCCGACACGCTGGATATGCTCGCCGACAAGTGGATCGGCGAGGGCGGTCCGTCCAGCATGGGCGAGGCCACGCTGGCAGCCCCGGACGCAGCGCAGAAGGCCGCCGCCGATAAACCCGAGCCAAAGCCTGGTGACGGCCGCAAGATGCGGCTCCTGGCGAAGAAGCGCATGGCGGTGCTCGACGGTGCCCACAAGGCGATCGTCGCCGGCCACGAGGGCATCGGGACCGGCGTCGCGCAGATGGCCGCGCTCATGGCGGAGTTGAGCGGAGAGAAGATCCCCGTCCAGGTCGACAAGCCGGTGGACGACACCAACGCCGCACCTAACGGTGGCGCGGTGGAGAAGAAGACCGACCTTGACGAGGTGAAGAAGGCGGTGACGGATGCGCTCGCGCCGTTCGTTGCTGCTCTCGCGGCAACGGAGAAGTCTCTCTCCGACGCGCGCGCTTCGATCGGCCAACTTCCCAACTCCCCCGTGAACGAGGGCAACCGGGGCGCTCAGTCCGGCGAGAAGACGAAGACGTACAAGCAGATGCTCGCGGACGCGAAGAAGTCCAAGGGCTAGGCGCGAAGCGCCACAGGAAGAAAGGAAGATCATGGCACCGCGCATGAAGCCGCAGGACGACAGGTTCGATGCCGAGTCGTTCGACTGGTCGGGGCTCGCCCCCGCGAAGAAGTCGATCCAGCCGACCCAGGTCAACGCCTGGGAGGACATCCGGACGCTGAGCACCGCCCAGAAGGCGAACCTCGTGATCTCGGACTTCACCTCGGCCGGCGCGCTGCCGCCGAAGGCCGCCGATCAGTTCATCATCGGCGCCGTGCTCCAGTCGGAACTTCTGTCGATGGTGTCGAGCGACACCTATGACGTGCCGACCTTCAACGTGCCGTGGTCGCAGTTCAGCGGGCAGATCCTCTACGCCGGCACGCAGGGGCAGGCGGTGCCCGCGGCCCAGCGCAGCAAGCCCGGGTTTGGCCAGTCGCCGCTCAACTTCACTGAGTTTCGCGGTCAGGTCAGGATCGACGATGGCGTGTTCGAGAACCAGATCGAACGCAGCGGGCTGCTGAACACGATCATGGGGCAGATCAACATCGGAGTCGGGGCCAATATTGAGGACGCCGCGATCAACAGCAACACCGGCGGCACCTACGTGCCCGGCAATAACCTGTACACCACGCTCCCGCTCGGCGGCTGGTTGCAGAAGCAGACGTCGTACGTGGTGACGGGTTCCAACGTCACCCTCGACAAGACCGCGCTCAAGCGTCTGTGGAAGACGCTGCCCCGCCAGTACAGGCGCGACAAGCGCAAGATGCGGTTCATGACCGCCACGGATGCGGAGGTCGATTACGTCGACACGCTGTCCAACCGCATCGGGGAGAAGGCGGACGTAGCCCTCCGCGAGGGCGAGAACGGCAAGTGGAACGGGATCGAGATCGTTCCCGTGCCGCTATTTCCGACGACGGTCGGCGTCGGCGCGACGAACACCACGGTCCTGCTCGCCGATCCCAAGAACCTGTGGATCGGTTTTCAGCGCATCGTGAAGCTCGAGCAGTGGCGCGATCCCGATGCGATGCAGACGGTGTTCTCGATCTCGGTCAAGTTCGACGTGGCCATCGGGTTCGAGCCGGCCACCGCGACGTTCAACAACGTCCTGCTCACCACGGGTTCGTAGTCCGGAGGGCCAAGAGCGCCGGCCCATAACGGCGCCCATCGTTCTCAGGAGGTTCTCTCATGGCTCTCGGCACAGTCGCGGTCGTCCCGCAGATCACCAAGGCGGGCGGCCCCGCGCTCAACGGCGGCAACTCTG